GCCCATTGGTCGGTCAGTCCTGCTGCTGCGGATCCTGGCGCGGCGGCGCCGCGGCGCCGGTGGCGGCGATCTCCACCGCGGCCAGCTGCGCCGCGTCCTGCGCCGCGCCGGACTTCGCGACCCGGCGCGGGTCGGTGTCGAGCGCGAGGCCGGCCTCGTCGAGCAGCGCGTTGGCCTCGCGGATCATCTCCACCGCGGCGCGGAAGTCGTAGCCGAAGGCCCCCGCCGCCTCGGGCTGCGGCACGAAGCCGGCGCGCACCTGGGCGATCAGCGCGGTGGTGTCCTTGAGCGGGTCGATCATCTCGTGCGCCGGCGGGACGTGGCTCACACCGTCCGGCATCTCCGTGCCCCAGAGCCCGAGCAGCGCGCCCTGCTGGTGGAAGCGCTCGGCGATCGGGCGGACCAGCATCGGGATGAGCATCCCGTACTGCACCTGCTCGCAGAGCCGGCGGAACTCGATCTTGCCGGCACGGAGCGAGGAGTAGTTGGCCTGCGTCAGGTCGCCTGAGACCTGGTCGTAGGTCAGGCCCGTGCCCACCGCGGCGGCCTCGAGCGCCCGGCGGGCGAAGGCGGCGTGGCTGCCGCCTCCGGAGGGGTTCACCACCTCCACCGAGCCCAGGCCGCGGCGGTAGAGGATCATCCCCGGCTCGAAGCTCTCGACCGCCCGACCCTGGGCGTCGCGGAGCAGGCCGGCGGCGGCGCCGGTCAGCGCCTCCTCGCCCTCCTCGGAAACCACGGCGGCGAGGCAGGCCTCGATCTTGGCCTTCATCAGCAGCGCGGCCTCGTAGTCGCCGAGGTCGCGCAGCCGGGTCAGCACCGGTGCCAGCCAGGAGACGTCGCGCAGCTGGCCGGGCCGCCGCTTGCGGTAGACGTGCAGCACCTCCGTCGCCGGGATGCGCTCGCTCCCCTGCCACGTCGCCCCGGGCAGGATCCAGGCGGCGCCCGGATGCACTCGGTGCAGCCAGTAGCCGACCGGCTCGCCCGCCTCGCCGAGCGCGATCCCCTGGATGGTCGGCGCGCCCTCCACCATCCCGTTGTGCGCGGTGTCGAGGTGGTCCGCCTCCAGCACCTGCAGGCGCAGGCCGATCGGGTTCACCGGCGACGGTGGCACCAGCAGGAAGCGGACGAAGCACTCGCCGCTCTCCACGACCGCCCGCATCACCAGCGCCTGCAGCCCGTAGAGGTCGAGCCGCCCCTCGGCGTCGCAGGCCGTGCTCTCCGCCCAACGCTGCCAGGCGCGGCTGTGGGCGTCATCCGGCCAGCGGGTGGTGATGCCGGCACCGACCGCATTGCCGGTCCAGAGATCGACGATGCGGCTGGCATAGGAATCGTTGCGCACCGCGTCGCGCGCCCGCCGCGCCACGGTCGCCGCCGCCATGCCGACCTCGGCCGTGGCGTTGCCGCCGGAGGGCGCCCAGGCCGAGGCGCGGTGGTCCTGCGCCGCGGCGTAGCCGCGCAGCGCCGCCCACGCATCGCGGAGGCGACGGGTCATGCGGTCGATCACGCGCCACCCCCGCGCGCGAAGCTGGCGAGCGTGACTGAGGGCCGCCGCGCGGCGCTGTTCTCCGCCCCATGCAGCGCCGCGAGCGCCCGGCCGAGCTCGTCGAGGCTGCGGTACTCCACCGTGCGGCCGTCGAACGTCACGCGGGTGGTGCCGCCGGTGTAGGCGGCCGCGAGGGTGGCGGCGCGGCTGCCGGCCGGCTGCGCCAGCGCCCAGGCCAGGACGGCGGGATCCATCACGCCGCCCGCAGCGTCGGCAGCGGCGCCGCCGCGTTGACGAGATAGGACAGGCCGCTCGGCGGGTTCGGCATAATCGGCACACCGGCCTGGTGCGTCAGCGGCGCGAAGAACCCGTTCTCGCTGCCGGTGGTGCCGCCGCCGGCGCCGCCATCGGCCGCGGCCGAGCCGAGCAGCAGCGTGTTCCCGCCGCTGAACGCCTGGGTGCTGGTGCCGCGCACCGAGGGCGTGCCCGAGAAGCACAGCAGCAGCCACCAGATGCCGGCCGGGATCCAGCGCGGCTGCACGAAGGGGCAGATCGCACTGCCGGCAGCAGCGGTGTCGGCGTCCGCCAGCGGCTCTTCGATCATGGTCCCCGGCCGGCCGGCGCCATTGTCGGCGGCCAGCGCCATGCGCAGGACGCCCGCCGTACCCGTGGCGACACTGACCGCCATGGCCGAGAACAGCCCGGGCCGCACCAACACGTAGGGACGCAATACAGCCGGTTCGCGGCCATGGCGACGGCGCCGCCCACCGCGCGCGCATGCTGCGAGGCGTAGAACCGCCCCGAGACGTAGGGCAGCATCGCCGGCGCCGGCGGCAGGTGGTGCTGGAACAGCGCGGTCATGCGAGGGGCCGGATGCCGAGGGTGATCAGGCGCTCGGCCGCCTGGTTCACCGGCGCCGCGGCGAGGCCGGAGCGCAGCCGCAGCCAGCGCCAGCCGAGCAGCAGGGTGGGCGGCAGGGTGAGCGCCCGGCCGGCGGCGACGGTCAGCACCACCTCGTTGCCGAGGTGGTCGTGGAGGTCCGCCCAGGCGGCGGGCTCGCCCTCGTCCATCGCGCCCTGCAGGGTCAGCGGGGCGTCGGTCCAGGCGGCGGGGAGCAGCAGCAGGCAGACGCCGTAGCCGACGCTGGCGACAGGGCCGCTCAGCGCCTGGCCGGCGGCGATGCTGGTGCGCACGGGCACGATCGCGGTCATGTCTAGCTCCAGGATCAGCGCAGCCAGCGATTGCCGTGCGATGGCAGCCAGCCGCGGGGTCGGGTGGCGACAGGCGCCGGCGCATCCGGCGTCGTGGGTGGCGTCGGCTCCGCCGCCGGCAGCGACAGCGCGTCCGCCAGCCGCGCCCAGCGGCCCTCGCCCCAGCCGTCCATGCCGAGCGCCGCCGCGGCGGCGCGGGCGTAGACCCGGCAGTCCAGGGCTTCGTTGCGCTCCCTGGTCTTGACCCACTCGAGGCGGCGGAAGCCGTTGCGGCCGGCGCGCGCCACCAGCTGCTCGGCCGTGAGCTGGCGGCAGAACTCCTCGCCCGCGGCGTGCACCGGCAGATGCACGTAGCCCGGCGGGAACGGCTCGCCGCTCTCCTCCGTCGGCCGGTCGAGCTTCAGCCAGCCATAGGCCTCCGCCTTGAGGAAGGACGAGCCGACCGGCCAGACCTTGAGCCCGCCGAGCTTGCGCCCCTGCCGCCGCACCTCCGTCGCCGCCGGCTGGCCGACCGCGGCGCGCAGCCCGTCCTGGCCCTTGACCGCGATGGCCCGGCCCGACCCGGCGCGGCGCACGAAGGCGTAGACCTCCGCGGTGGTCATGCCGTCGCCGCTGTCGATCGCCGCCATGGCAATGGGGAGGCGGTGCCCGCTGGCATGCCGCCAGGTCTCGCCCAGCAGCTGCCGCAACTCGTCCCAGACCGCCGCCTCGAACGGGTTCCCCGCCAGCACCCGGTGCTCCACCAGCCAGGACTGCCGGTCCTGCCCCCAGGCCCAGATGCTGGCCTCGAGCCGGTCGCGCTGCACGTCCACGCCGGCGGTCAGCAGCAGCCCGCCGGCGGGGACGCTCCCCACCGGCCAGTGCTCCCGGCGGTCGTAGAGCCGCCGCCAGTCCGGCGCCTCGCCGGCCTCCTGCCAGGTCTCCCCGAGCACGGTGTTGCGGAAGGTCTTGATCGCGCGGTCGTCGCCCTGCGCGGCGAGCCAGAGCCGGGCGATCTCCGACCACGGCATCCAGCCCGGCGGCGAGTAGAGCGCCGAGATGTGGAAGCCGATCGCGTGCGGGTCCGTCGCCATGGCGGTGGCCCGCCACTCGCCGGCCGCCAGCATCGTCGCCTTGTGCTGCTCACCGATCGGGGCGTCGCAGGCCTCGCAGAGATAGCGCGCAGTGTCGGGCGCCCCCTCGTTCCAGACCAGCCGCTCGAAGCGCAGCCACTGCATCGCCCCGCAGTGCGGGCAGGGCACGAAGTAGCGGCGCTGGTCGGTGGCCAGGTACTCGCGCTCGATGCGCGACAGGCCGGCAATGGTGGGCGTCGAGACCAGCAGCATCTTGCGCCGCCAGCCGAAGGTGCGCGCCCGCGCCTCGGCCAGCGCGATCGGATCCCCTTCGCCCTCGACGTCGCCGGGATAGGCGTCGATCTCGTCGAGGAACAGGAACCGCGCCGACATGGAGCGGAGGCCGACCGCGCTGTTGGCGCCGGTCATCACCAGCTGCCCCCCGGGGAACTCCTTCGAGAGCTGGCGATTGCCGGAATCGCGCGAGCGGGCCGGCGCCACCCGCTCGCGGATCGCCGGCGTCTCCTCGACCAGCGGGTCGATGCGCTGGTCCGAGAAGCGCTTCGCCAGCTCCGTGGTGGGCTGCACCGCCAGCATCGGCCCCGGCGCGTGGTGGATGACGTAGCCGATCCAGTTGTTGCCGCACTCGGTGTTGTGCGTCGGGATCCAGCCTTCGCCGCAAAGATAAAGGTGGCTGGGCGAGTCCACCTCGATGCACCGGACGGGCACACTCTCGACCGGCTCGATGCTGACGATGCGGCGCCGTCGGCTCTTGAGCGGCCGGCCGCGCTCCACCGAACGCATCCGCGCGACCTTGCGAGACAACCGAAACATCGGCTCCTCGCGGTAGGCGGTCCAGGATACGCGCGAATAGCCGAGGCACGCGCGATCGGTGCCGTTGATGACCTTCTGCCTCGAGGCTACCCGGTAGATCGTCGGCTTGTAGCCGAGGCTGCGCAGCAGCTCGACCATGCCCTCGATCAGGCCGGGGTCGGTGTTGCTGAACTCGCAGCGCTTGCCGTCCGGCGAGATGGTGCCGTCCGAGTCCATCAGGCCGCGGATCAGCTCGAGCCGCTGCGCGCGGCTGGCTCGCAGGTAAGCCGCCGGGACATGCTTGTTCTCCAGCACGTCGAGCATGCGCAGCCGCATCGTGAAGCGCGAGCGGTGCTGGATGCGGGCGGGCGTGACGCCGTCGTCCACGAGCCGGAAGGTCGGATCGATGACGATGTTGCCGCAGCGCCCCTTGCGCCACGCCGGCAGCCGGAAAATGGCATCGACCCCGCAGGCGCGCAGATGGTCGGCGACCTCCGCATCCTCCTCGTGGACGCTGATGTGGTTCATCGTCGCCGAACCGTCGCCGAGCCACACGCCGAGGACGTAGGGATGGATCAGCAGGTCCTGGTCCGGCAGCTCGACGGGCTGACAGCAATCGACCGCGTAGCGCCGCCGCTTGCCCCCGCCGAGCTGCGTCCGCCCGACCATGTCGCGCGTGTGGAGGGTGCGCCGGACGGGACGTTCGGCGTCCGTGAAGTCCCAGA